AACTCATGGCCGAGTGGTGTCATTAGCAGGGAGTAGCCCATCGAAACCTGCTGGCACTTTTAATGGGCTCGAAATTTCGTAATCTCTACCACCAGATCTATGATTGGGATAATCTCTTACTTGCTTACTCCAATGCCAGCCGTGGTAAATCTTACAGCAGCTCATATCTAGGCTTCAAGGAATACCACCTGAGCAACCTACGTCAGCTACAGGTTCGCCTCATCAAGCATTCGTGGCATCCAGACGCTCAAAAGCTTTTTGATATTATTGATCCCAAAAAGCGCACCATCGCCTGTCAGTCATTTCGGGATCGGGTGTTGCACCATGCATTGATCCAGGTGGTGGGGCCAATCCTGGATGCTGCAATGATGCCCCAGGTCTATGCCTGCAGGGTGGGCCTTGGCACTCATCGGTGCGTCAACAGGATGCAGCAGCTGATGCGCCAACACCCAGACGCCTGGGTGTTGCACGTTGATTTCCATAAATTTTTTCCCTCGATTTCACAAGAGCTGCTGCTGCTTTATCTAGGAAAGAAGATCAGCTGCCAACAAACCCTTGGCCTGATCAGTCAAGTATTATCAGTCCAACTCAGCGGCCTGCCTATTGGTGCACTAACCAGCCAGACCTTCGCTAACTATTGGGGCGGCAGGTTGGATCGGTTCATTGCTGCAAAACGCATCGGGGCGTTCGTTCGCTACATGGATGATGCAGTGATTATTGTTCCAGATAAAGCAGCTGGTCTTTTGTTGAAGGCTGAGATCTGCCAGTTTGTAGCATCTAGCATGAATCAACATATAGGTAAGTGGCACCTTGGGCCAGTATCTCGTGGCCTGACGTTCTGTGGATTCCGTATCCGTCGAACCCACAAGTTAATCAAACGCCAGAGCCTTATCCGCCAACGGCGGAGATTGCAAATGGCGCTTGCCCACGGTGATCACGACGCATGGCGCAAAACCCAGGCATCATGGATGGGCCACATCCGCCATGGCGATGGCCAAAATGCCCTGGTTGCGCTTAAACTAGGTCTATCAATCTGATCCGCCATGACATTACTTATCAACACCGCTGCTGACCTGGCATCCACTGCTGGCCCCGAGCAACAGGCATTTCTGCAGTCGCTGCTAAACGACTTCATCGCATTCGATGATGCCGTCTATCCCGATGGCTATGACCGCGCCCTGGTCGATGGCGACACTGGCTATATTGCCCCTGTTGCCCGCCTCGAATGGAATGCTGGTGCTGCTGCAAGTTGGGGATTTGATAGCAGGGAAGCGATTGAGGCGGCGCTGGCTTAGGGCCTAAACTTTGCCTCTAGGTATCAGGATGCCCAGCGCCATCCCGATTATGGCTGTTGGGATTTTCTCTGTTGCCCTATCCCATGCCGTCCTGCAGGTATCAGCATCCATCCTGAGGCAGGCATAGGATACATATAGACCGCTTGCCAGGAGCTGCCAGCACAGCGCTGTGGCAAATGTCCAAAGGGCCAAGCGTTCAATTGTCATTTTGATTGTCGTTTCATAGGTGCTCTACCTTCAAAGCCCCTTATTCGATCCTCATGGTCCTCCAGCCATGGGATTACATGTTCAGACAACGAGTAATTCATTCGGGCCAATTGGCCAGCAATAGACCAAAGGCCTCCAACGGCAGCAACGCCGAGGCCACCAAGGGCAATTTCAACCACGATGGACAAGGCAAGTATCAGCCATAGGTTACCGATTGCCGCCGCAACTTGAAAGGCTAATTCTCCTTATCTGCAGGTAAGCATCCAACCACCTTCGCCGCCAACCCGCCATCTTGGCATCCAGTTTTTATATGAGTAACGAATGCCAGCACCGTTCATGTTAGGTGTGTATCCACCATTTACCAGATCTGCTTCACCGTTAGGATCCATCATTATCAAATAAGAATCTCCATATCCTGCAACTACTGTCCAATGCCCACCACCACTGGGAGCAGATGCCGAGCCATGATGAAGCCAGCCCACTGCAACCGGATTGCCAGAGTCAATCTCTTGTTTCAGCAGTTGCAAGGTTCCATCAGTTCTAAAGTCAGCCCGTAGCCCCAGCGATCTCAACGCAGCCAGCTGAACCTGGGCATCAGTGCTATCGCCATAGCCTGCTCTGATTTGATTGTATTCATCATCATTGCTGAGCTTCCCTTTATATATTGCTAGCATGGCGCATGAGCTGCTGAAGCATTCCCTGTAACCTGTGCCACTTTGGTTATCGTTCTGGTTCTGCCATTTAATCTTTAGAGGGTTAGGGAAAACAGGTTTTGCTTTTTCCTTAAACTTGTCAGCCCATTGGGAATGAACAGCAAGCAAGCCAGGATCTGATTCCTTGATGTGCTGATACAGCATCCATACCGCTGATACCTGTTGAGGTTCTCCCTTGTAGGCCTCCCAGTGGTCTTGCCACTTTTGTGGCTCCATCAAAACCTGTTCGATTGACATAGCGCTTCATGTCATTGGTTGAACGTTAGCAATAAAAAAGGGAGGAAAGTCCCATTCGCCTTTCCCCCCTCAGGTTCCCATGAGCCCTATGGAACCATGGTTCCGATCAAGCTGCAACCAACTCAGGTGCAGATGTGGCTGGCTTTGCTTCTTCATCGCCATTTTCACGAATAACTACCAGTTCGCCTGTATCTTCAACGATTTCAAGCCGGAAGTATTCACCTGGCCTGCCGCCAATCTCCTCAAGGTATCCGCCGGTAATGACGATGTTGCCAGATTTGTCATTTGACTTTACCCGATACTTCCTTGCCCGTGTTTTGCCACCGCTTGAGACTGTCCTGGCGGCTGACACTTTGACAATGCCTTGGGCAATGGCCAGAGCTTTCCAAAAGGGCTGACGGTTGATTTGAATTTTTACGTCACCGTCCTCTCCGGTGACTTCGCGGTAATAACCTGCGCCTTTGATTAGGTCATCAATAGGCTGACCCTCGTTGTCCTGGGCGTATGCCAACAACTCTGGTCCTGTGAGGCGAGCCATAAAGGCATGAAGCATGAGTGCCCACATATAATGACATAGTTCAACTGTTTCAGCAATTTAGATTTTAGATGTCATGGAAAGGTTAATGTTGCCTGACTTATCAATTCCATGGGTCAGGAACGACTGGCCAATGGATACTGCTGAATTGGCCAGGATTGAACCCATACCAACTGTTGGTGTGTTGGTTGGGGCTGAGTAACGAGGTGCTAGACCCTGAATGGGTGCCTGTGGATCGAAAAATTCTTGCTCCCTGTAGGGCTGTTGAGCGTTATCAAACTCAGATTGAGTCTTGACCTGTAGCGACTCCAGCTCTCTTCCGTACTGTTTAGAGCTAAGAGCAAACGTCGGGATGGTTAGTTTGTCCATCTGATCCTTCGCGTACTGGGAATCAGCACCGTAACGGTTGAGCGAATACTGAATGCCTTGGGCGGAATCCTGCATTTTTACAGCAAGCTTTGCCATCTGATTGGCAGCTGTATCGTTGAGCGAATTGAGCAGCCCAAGCTTTATATCTCGGCCTTGGGTGTTATTTGTGTATTTGACGTACTCCCTGCCGAGAGCTTGGAGCGCATCAATCGCAACTCGTTCAGCTGTTACCCCACCACCCTGCCGCTGGAGCGCAGCGTTCCCACTCTGAGCAGACTTGGCAATCCCAGCAAGTTGGGTCATCTGCCATTCGGCCATGTCACGCTGCTCATCCATGTAGAGAGAGCCAATCACTTCCTGAGCTGTCTTGTTCCGCTCAAGCAGTACCTGGTTGCTGTCAAGAGCATCCTGGTTTACCTGATTCAAGTACAGCGCAGCTTGCTGTTTGGCCTCGGCAGCCAGCTTATTTTGGTTGTAGTTATAGGTAAGCCCCACTTCGGTAGCCCTTAGAGCCTCCTCTGTTACATACTGGTCATATAAGCCTGCGCTTTGAATCCTGTAGTTATCTGCTGCTGTTTTGATAAGCCTTGCTCCCATTTGAGCCTGATCTACAGCATTCTGCTTTTCAGTCTTTCTAAGCTGCGCCGTCCTAGCTGCATCCCAATAGTATTGAGACATTGCCTGTCTATTTTGAATATCATATTGCGTCATGTCATAAGCGTACTTATCCATGGCCTGTTGATTGGCCATGCTATTGGCCTTTCTTATTGCTGCATTCTGGGTATTCCCAGACATAAAAGAATTAGCTACGCCAAGACCAGCTGATAGCACAAGAGGGAGGAGAGGCATCTTAGTTCTTCTGCGCTCTATTACTGTAACTTCCCTCCCAGGAAGCGCCAGTCAAACGAACAGGCAACCAATTGTCAGAACGAACTGTAATTGTGGCCTCTGTGTTTTTTGACTTAACTGGGACCCTAAACGAGCCGGTGCTTACCCCTGTGCTGAGAACTGATCCTTGATCCCTAAGCTGGTTGTTTTCAACGTTAAGGACTGTCGCTCTAAACTTATGGGTTTGCACCCCACGATTTTGTAGCTCAACATCAAGGGTGTAATAGCCACTGTTGTAGTGGTGTATTGACCATGTATGAATTTGCAAGCGGCCATCCAGTTCGCCAATTGTCTTAGTCCGTGCCTGATTCATTGTTGACTTATACGCTCTAGTAAATTCATAGGAGAACTCATAGGCTGAGCCAATAGCGACTTTGCTTGAAGTCCAGTTGCCACGCTTATCGCACACGATTGTATTTCCACTAGAGGCTGAGCCTAGTTCATACCCTTTAACTCCAGCATTGTCAAACCTAGTGACCACAGCTGTCTTGCTCCTTATAGTGTAGGGCAAGGTAAACGTGGTTAGCCCAGTTGATGCGCTGTAGGTGGCAGTTACGTTATTGCTTGACAGTGCATCCGAATTGCACTCTGGGAATTGAATAGCACGATCCAGCAGCAGCACGGGCTCCTCTGCTTTTACTGTCTCTTGCAGGTTTACAACAACTGAATAGGTACCATCTGGATAGCTCATCACTAGCCATAGCTCATTGTCGTAGAACCGCAGCCACCGAACGTCACCATCGAAGGTCCATTCGCTCCAGCTTGCCTGCTGTTTAGCGATTGCCCCTTCACCGCTTTGGTAAAGGTACTTGTAAACATACAGCCGCTTAGGGTTAGAAGCATCATTACACACCATTACATCTAGCGATTCCCCCACATCCATCAGTGTGCAGGCTCCCTGAATAAGCCTGGGCACATGGTTCATGATGTCGTTATTAGCGCCAAGGTTCAGGCCCAGCCTTCTTCCAGTAGAGGCAAAGAATTGATACTCGCGGAATCCTGTGTAGCCAAACTGATAGGTGGGAAACAGAATGTTTGGCCCAGCCAACCTTGGCTTGAGTTGTGTATTCATCATGATATTGCTCAGCCTTACAACGTAAGCAGTGGTGGGGCTCAGCACATCACCGTCAACAGCTCGCATCTGATATTGCCCCATTGCACTGAACAGCAATAGGTTTTCCTCCAGGGGCAGCATCCAGGCCAGATCACTTCGGGATTCGCTGCTAGCCCTTACGTCAATAGGATCAGTGTCCAAGGTTTGAGCGGAAGTCTCATTGAAGAAAGTAAAAAGGTTATTGGTTTTTGTGAGCGCACATGATTCACCAGATATGACAGCTAGCCGCCCCCTGAACACTGTCATGTCCTTGATCTGATGGTCGACAAACGATGGGTTTGGAACCGTGGTTCCATCGCCAGCCGTTCTATCAGCCCACTCTGGGAAGGTATATGTATAGGTAACCCCGCTTACTACCATTGTCCTAACTGCCCCATCAGCTGGGCCCACAAAGATCACCTGCTTGGCAGCCCTATAGACAACTATCGGCATGGTTGCCCGGTTTATCCTGTATTCAATATCAGGCGCTACCGTTTCCTGCCAAGTCCCGTCCTGTATATCAGTGCCTGATCCAATGCCAACAAACTTGACGTAATAATCATCCAAGGATCCGCTTGGATCATTGTCAATTTTTATCTTGAACCCAGGTTTGGCAAAGGTTGGAAGCTGGCTAAAGTTATTAACTGATTTCTTGACAACTCTGGCAAGTGTATTGGCCCGCCCATCAGCAACAGTTATTTCAAAGCTAGCACCACTGGCCTTTTTAATATAGATAACGCTGTTCTTTACTTCAACAGTAAACCCACTTACTGATTGAATCTTGCCAGCCAGATCAGCCGCAACTGTTTCAGTGCTTAGCTGATTGGCAGCATCAGTCGCCTTTGGAGTGGTGAACCCTGTTAGCGCTGTTCCGTTGACAGTAACTATATACGTCACCTGATAGTCAACTCCTTGCACAAATAGGAGAGCTTCTTCAGTGATGCCAGCAGATTTGCTAGCATCCATGGTCACAACTTTTTCTCTATTCAACAGCAGAGCAAGCGGCCCATTGTTGATGGCTACAAATTTTTGATTGAAGCTAGAGTTTACAGTTGTAGTTAAGTATGAACCTGCGGCTCCAGTAATAAACGTCTCGCCACTTACAGTAGTTGTGCCTAGCCCTGTGCCATGTACGTCAATGTTGCATGGGAGGCCAGACAGGGTGACCCTGGCAATTGATGTTGTCGCTGAGCTGGGCTGCACATAAAGGCTATACCGTTCCCCATCCGCCACTGGGATGGTTTCCATGAAAAAGTCTGTTTGTGTTGAGCTTGAGACCCGATCAAAAAACTGTGTATTTTGACGCTTGCCTAGTCCATCAATCGGACTGCTCCAGCCATTGATCTGGCTAGACCCTTGCCCAGGTGCGCGTAGGTGCTGAGGCTGCTGGCTTATTCCTTGCACAAGGCTGTCAAATCCACCTTGAACTAAGGCCGCTACAGGTTGGCGGCGACCGGCTAGCGAAGACTGGGAAGGGCGACGTGGCATTAGTTCATCCGATAACGCAAACCTTCAGACGGCACATAGCTGTCTCCCCGTAGTGTGCCGCGATCTGAGCCCCAAAGCATGTTGTTTCGCAGCTGAGATTCTTCAGATCTGATCAGCATTGCCCTCGCATATTCCTCATCGTTAGATGTGTAGACATAGATGGCATTGCTATTGATATAGCGATCACTAAAGATCCTGGCCGCTCTGATCGTTATATACTGATGGGCTGGGTGCGGAAGCTCATCCCATTCAAGCTGAGTGATAATCCTATCCACTACCAACGGCGCAGTCCAGCTGCTAATGGTGAACGTATGCTCCTGTCTATCCCATACCCTTAGCCCCCTAACCGTGAAGCGGTTGTCTGGGTAGCGATTCGGAGAGAAGATTGCGCTGAGCGTGTTAGCTGGAAGCGTATATGTATCGCTGCCGTTCTTGATTATCGTATATGCTTCATCAGTGTTCCACGACCACCCTTCAGATTGAACGTCACGGGACACCTCTAGCAAAGCTCGCCTTGCATAAGCCGAGTCTGTTAGTTCATTTATAGTTGAATCGCTTAGCTTTGATATTGGCGCTTCGCCAATGGAGCCAAGCATTATGTTGACTGCTTCAAGCTCTGTCATCATGCTCCCTCGCCTACAACTCCGCTCTCATCGTTGATCATCGTAACTACAGGTTGAACAGCTCGCGGGTCAAGTGACTGGTTAGCGGCAAAGGATGCCAGCAGCTTTGCGTTTCGCTCATCCTCTTTCGAGGATTCGGTTTCATCAGTTTGATGCGCTTCATCCTTTGCACTGCGACGAGAGACCATGAAAAAGGGGGAGCAACTGCCCCCCCACTTTGACGCTTTTTGCAAGCTTCAGCAAATCAAACTACAGCGAGTTGTAAACCTCGATAGCGCACTCAGGGCGGAGCACCCCAAACCCGCAGGAGTATTTACCAACCATCATGGTGGACTGGTACATGACTTCATAATCATTGCCAGTCATCTGCATGGTGATGTCACGCAGCTTAACCACACCAACAGCTTCCTTGGTAAAAGCAAGCATCTTGGTGCGGGTCATGTCCACAGAGGACAGCGTTGTAGTGGTGCCACCAAAGGTATAGCCACGTTCCCCGGCGGG